GTTCCTATTGATGCAGATAGAAGAACTCAAACTGGAAGTTTAGTAGCTGGTCAACAGCAAATCAATGCTCCAGCAGGGGCTCTATTTATTAGAGGAGTTCAAGTGTATGATTCTACATCTGCGACAACTGGAGATAACAGATGGTTATTAAGAAGAGATTTAACGTTTTTACAAGAATATGTGCCTTCTACAGCTAGTGCTAAAAGAGGATGGCCTAAATATTATGCAGTATCAGACATAGGTCCTCCTACAGGAACAACAGATACGACTTCAGGAAGGCTCCATTTTGCGCCAGTTCCTGATGCAGCTTATACTTTCCAGGTCCATTTTAATAAGTCACCCGACCTATTAGAAGGTGATGGAACTAATTATATTAGCTTGAATTTTGCTCAAGGTTTATTATACTGTTGTTTAGCTGAGACTTATGGCTTTTTAAAAGGTCCGGCAGACCTGTTGACTTTATATGAGCAAAAGTATAAAGAAGAGATACAGAAGTTTGCTTCTCAGCAAATTGGAAGGAGACGAAGAGACGATTATACGGATGGTACAGTTCGTATTCCAATCGAATCTCCGCCTCAATAAGGAGTTAAAATATGGCAAATACATCGGCAATGTGCACAAGTTTCAAACAAGAAATCTTGGTTGCTACTCACAACTTTACAGCATCAACAGGAAACACTTTTAAAATTGCATTGTACGATAGTGATGCAACTTTAGGGGCTTCTACAACTGCGTATAGTACTTCAGAAGAAATTACGAATACTTCTGGAACTGCATACACAGCAGGTGGTGCTTCGTTAACAAGTGTGACTCCAACAACTTCAGGAACAACAGCTTACTGTGATTTCTCTCCTGATATTTCTTGGACATCAGCTTCATTTACTGCGAACGCAGCTTTAATCTATAACTCAAGTGCATCAAACAAAGCAGTTTGTGCGATTGCATTTGGTGGAGATAAAACTGTTACTAACGGTACATTCACAATTCAATTCCCGACAGCGGACGCCAGCGACGCGATAATCAGAATCGCATAAGGAGGTAGATCCTTATGGCCGATCAAATCTTTTCGGTTGAAGGTGTTGAGGGTATAGTTAACCCTACACGTTGGAATGCCCAAAATACCCCATACGGAGAAGGAGCCTGGAATACAGGTGGATTTACATCTCAAGACGTAGTTGTAGGTTGGGGTCATTTATCTTGGGGTCGTGCTAATTGGGGCGATTTAGATATTTACGAAGAAGGTTGGGGAAGAAGTACTTGGGGCAATGAGCCTTGGGGCGGCACTCATAATAAAAACGTTTTACTTACAGGTCAATACGGAACAGGATCCGTTGGTTCTATAACACCGACAGATCAAGTAATGGGATTAACAGGTCAGGCAGGTACTGGCTCTGTTGGAACTATTGCTCCTGCAGATGTAATGGGAGTAACCGGTGTAAGTGCAACTGGTTCTGTTGGATCTATTACACCAACAGAAATGTCTGTTGGATTAACTGGAGTTAGTGCAAGTGGATCTATTGGATCAATTGCTCCAGCTGATGTAATGGGATTAACCGGTGTAGAAGGAACTGGCGGAATTGGTAGTGTAATAATTCCAAACGTTGGAGTTCCATTAACCGGGGTCAGTGGTACAGCAAACGTGGGTGCACCAACCATTATTTCATTCCCAGTTATTGAACCAGCAGGATTCCAAGCAACAGCTTCTTTAGGAACAGTTATTATACCTAATGATGCAGCTTTAATTAGTGGAGTATCAGCTACAGGATCAGTTGGAGATATTGCTCCAGCAGATGTCATGGGATTAACAGGAGTATCTGGCACTGGTGGAGTAGGAAGTGTAATCTGTGAATCTAAATATAGTGTATCAGGAGTAGCTGGAACTGGAGCTGTAGGTACAATTTCACCTACAGAACAGGTCATGGGATTAACCGGTGTAGAAGGTACAGGAGCCGTTGGAACACCTGGAATTCTTCATTACGCAGATATTGACACAGGTTCAAATACATCATATAGTAATATTTCAACGGGTTCGAATAGTTCATATTCGGATGTTGCATCAGGTTCAAATACCAGCTATACGGATGTAGACGAAGCTGCTTAATAAAATTTTAGGAGATTTAAAAATATGGCATCAACATACACCCCTCTCGGTATAGAGAAAATGGCTACTGGTGAAAATGCCGGTACATGGGGAACAAAGACTAATACTAACTTAGAAATCATCGAACAGATCTCGGGTGGTTATACTACTCAAGCTGTTTCAGATTCCGGCGATACTACTTTATCAGTATCTGATGGATCAACAGGTGCAACACTTGCACATAGAGTTATAGAATTTACAGGATCACTTACAGGCTCAAGAAACGTAACGATCCCTTTAGACGTACAAGACTTTTATCTTTTAAAAAACGCAACATCAGGATCTCAAAACGTTGTATTTAAATACGTAACAGGTTCTGGAGATAGTGCTACAGTTCCAAATGGTAAAACTGTAATTGCATATGCAAAAGCAGATGATGGCACAAATCCAAATATTGCTTTGCAAGCATTTGGAGGAGATGTTGTAGATGATACATCACCACAATTAGGTGGAGACTTAGATTGTAATGGTTATGATATTCAATTTGATGACAACACTGGAATTAGAGATGATTCTGATAATGAACAATTAACTTTCCAAAAAACATCTTCAGCAGTTAACAACTTTGAAATGACTAACCAAGCTACTGGCACAAGTCCAACACTTGCTGCAGTAGGTGGTGATTCTAACATTGATATGGTTTTAGTTCCAAAAGGAACTGGAGAAACTAAAGTTGGAACTGGAGCGGCAACTGCTACTATTACATCAAGCGGTGCTTATGATTTAACTTTAGATACAAACTCAGGGTCTAACTCTGGGGTTATAACAATTACAGACGGAGCTAATGGAAACATTGCAATCACTCCTAACGGAAGTGGAGCTATTTTATTAGATGGTTTATCATGGCCTACTTCTGATGGTACGGCAAACTATGTTTTAAAAACTGATGGCTCTGCGTCTTTATCTTGGGCAGAAATGTCAGGTGGAACATCTTGGCAAGCAGTTCAAGCTACTGGATTTACAGCAGCAGCTGGAAAAGGATATTTCTGCAATACTACAAGTGCAGCTTTCACAGTTACATTACCAGCTTCTCCAAGTTTAGGGGATGAAGTAACGATTGTGGATTATGCAGGTACTGCAGACACAAACAATATTACAGTCGGTCGTAATTCTTTAAAGATTATGGGAAGTGCGGCAGACTTAACCGTCGCCATAGAAAGAGCAGCATTTACATTGGTATATTCGGACTCTACGTATGGATGGCTATTAAAGGATAAATAATCCTCATGGCTAACTATAAAGAAATTCACGGATTCAATATACAATCCAAATCAAGTGATCCAGCAAATGGAATTGCTGGAGACATGTATTACAATACAACAACAGGACAATTTAAAGTTATTAAAGATGGAGGAGCTCCAATTGGAACTTGGGCATCTGGTAATAATATGAACACAGCAAGAGCCTATCTTTCAGGTTTTGGTTC